ATGGAATCAAAGAAGAACTAGACATAGAAAAAATGCACAAGGTTGTTATGTGGGCAACTGAAGGTATTACAGGTGTAAGTGCCAGTGAAGTAGAACTAAAAAGCCACATCCAATTTTATACTGGGATCAAAACAGTAGACATACAAGAAACACTTATTAAAAGTGCCGCTGATTTGATTTCAGAAGAAGCTCCAAACTATCAGTATGTTGCTGGCAGACTAATTAACTATCATCTACGTAAACAAGTATATGGGGACTATGCACCTTGGCCATTGTTAAAACTGGTAGAACACAATGTCGAAAGTGGTTTTTACGATCGCGGCCTATTAGAAGCATACGATACAGATGAGTGGGAGAAATTAGATAGTTATATTAAACATGATCGTGATGAAACATTCACCTATGTTGCTATGGAACAATGGCGTGGCAAGTATCTTGTACAAAATCGTGTTACTGGTGAGATGTTTGAGACTCCACAAATGGCTTACATGTTAATAGCCGCGACACTATTCCAAGACTACCCTAAAGATATTAGACTCAAATGGGTACGTGATTACTATGACGCAATCAGTAATTTTGATGTAAGTTTGCCTACACCGGTTATGGCAGGTGTGCGCACACCACAAAAACAGTTCAGCAGTTGTGTGCTGATTGAAACAGACGACAGTTTAGACAGTATCAATGCAACAGCCGCAAGTATTGTTAAGTACGTGTCACAAAAAGCAGGCATTGGCATTGGTGCAGGACGTATACGTGCATTAGGTGCACCTATACGCAAAGGAGATGCTTTTCACACAGGCGTAACTCCTTTTTACAAGTTATTCCAATCTGCTACACGTAGTTGTAGTCAGGGAGGTGTAAGAAATGGTGCCGCAACACTTTACTATCCAATATGGCACTATGAAATCGAAGACCTCTTGGTCCTTAAAAACAACAAAGGCACAGAGGATAATCGTGTGCGTCAAATGGACTATGGCGTACAATTTAATAAGTTAATGTATGAAAGACTAATCACAAATGGAGACATCACTGTGTTTAGTCCGCATGATGTACCAGAGATGTATGAAGCGTTCTTCAATGATCAAGACAAATTCAAAGAGCTATACGAGAGAGCAGAACGCAATACTAAACTGAGGAAGAAGACCTACAAGGCAGCAGATCTGTTTAGTAGGTTTATGCAGGAACGCAAAGACACTGGAAGAATTTATTTACAGAACGTGGATCATGCTAATACGCACTCACCGTTCGATGAAAAGATCGCGCCTGTGAAGATGAGTAACCTTTGCGCAGAAATAGATTTACCAACTGTACCATTGAAAGATGTCAATGACGAGGATGGTAGGATCGCCCTGTGTACTTTATCAGCGATCAATTGGGGCAATGTAAAAAGCCCACATGACTTTGAGAAAATGTGCAAGTTGGCAGTACGCGGCCTAGATGCACTGTTGAGTTACCAAGGTTATCCAATTAAAGCCGCACGTAAAGCAACAGAAGAGTTTAGACCGTTAGGTATAGGCATCATTAACTTTGCTTATTTCTTGGCTAAGAATGATGTAAGTTACAGTGACCCAGCGGCGTTGCCACTGGTAGATGAGTACGCAGAAGCCTGGTCTTACTATTTGATCAAGGCTTCTGCAGACTTAGCGGAAGAACAAGGTGCATGCACCAGATGGAACGATTTAAAATCTGCGCAAGGTCGTTTACCCATTGATACGTATAAGCAGGATGTTGACGAGTTGGTCAAGCATCAAGAGCGTATGCCATGGAATGATCTGCGAGAACAAATAAAACGGACTGGTCAGCGTAATGCAACACTAATGGCATTGATGCCTGCAGAAACAAGTGCGCAGATCAGTAATGCTACTAATGGTATAGAGCCACCGCGAAGTTTTGTAAGCGTTAAGGGGTCAAAGCACGGCCAATTAAAGCAGGTTGTGCCTGAATATAGGCGGTTAAAGAACCGTTATGAACTACTGTGGGATCAGACTACCCCGGAGGGATATATTAAACTGTGTGGCGTACTTCAAAAGTACATTGATCAAGGTATTAGTGTAAACACATCTTACAATCCTCAGCACTACGAGGACGAAAAGATTCCAATGTCATCAATGTTACAACACTTGTTGATGTGTTACAAGTATGGATTAAAGCAGTTGTACTACTTTAATACATATGATGGACAAGGTGAATACATAGTAGAAGCACTAGGTGAAGCAAAACAGCAAGAGCTTGAAGACTACGAAGATCAAGATGATTGCGAAAGTTGTGTAATTTAAGAGAGAAAACATGAGCGTATTCAATATTAAAAATAATAAAGATCATACCAAGTCACTTGCGTTCCTAGACGAAGCAGGTACTCCGGCAATACAGAGATTCGACAGACTAAAGTATCGTCAATTTGACAAGTTGACAGACAAGCAGTTAGGTTTCTTTTGGAGACCTGAAGAAGTTGATGTATTGCGTGATGCAAAAGACTTTAAGGAACTTACTGAGTATGAAAAGCATATCTTCACCAGTAATCTTAAAAGACAGATACTACTGGACAGTGTACAAGGACGCTCACCTAATCTAGCATTTTTGCCTATCGCTACCATCCCAGAGTTGGAAACTTGGATAGAAACTTGGGCATTTAATGAAACAATACACAGTCGTAGTTATACACATATTATTCGTAATGTGTACAGCGATCCGAGTACAGTGTTTGATGGACTACACGATATCAAAGAGATTGCAGATTGTGCCAAAGACATTAGTCACTACTATGATGACTTGATTAAAGCTGTGCAGTATTATAATCTACTTGGCGTAGGCAAGCACAAGGTTAACGGCAAGGAAGTTATAGTTGATCGTTACGAGTTAAAACGTAAACTATGGTTATGCTTAAACAATGTTAATGCGTTAGAAGGTATACGTTTTTATGTTTCGTTTGCATGCAGTTGGGCATTTGCTGAACTTAAAAAGATGGAAGGCAATGCTAAGATTATTAAACTGATTGCACGTGATGAAAATGTTCACTTGGGCAGTACACAAACACTACTTAAAATATTACCGTCAGACGACAAGGACTTTGCAAAGATCCGCGAAGAAACTAAAGAGGAATGTGAAACAATGTTCCTTAATGCCGCCAAGCAGGAAAGAGATTGGGCACAATACTTGTTCAAAGACGGTAGTATGATTGGACTAAACACAGTATTATTGTGTCAGTACATTGATTGGTTGACCTGCAAGCGTATGACAGCAGTTGGGCTTAGTTGTGGTATTAAAACAGGTAGCAATCCGTTGCCGTGGACACAAAAGTGGATTGCTGGGGCAGAAGTGCAGGTGGCACCACAGCAAACTCAAATATCATCATATATAATTGGTGGAACCAAACAAGACGTGGACTCAAACACGTTCAGTGGCTTTACTCTTTAAATGTGGAGTAACCCAGTTACAATTGACAATGAGATTATGTCTATGGCAAAAGCTCTCGATTGTAATTGGGTAGGAGCAGTTAAAGTTAACGCACAGTCTGCATACGAGTATAATAACTGCCATAACAATGTTAGAATACACTCTAGTATATACGGCGGCAAGAAAGTAATTGGCTATTATTTTATAAAGGGGTTCAATGTTGTGCAGGCCATAAGACACAGTGTATGGCAAGATAACACGTTAGTAGACGTAACACCATATAAAGATAACAGAGAACACATTATTTTTGCGTTAAGTTCAGACCAATCCAACGATTACTCGATACCTAACTGTTACTCTCAGTCTCTTGCTAAATATTTAAAACAGGAGAGTGACCGAATGTATTATGTATATCAAATAGTGGATCCGAGAAATAACCAACCATTTTATATCGGCAAAGGTACAGGTGACAGAGCAACAACACATTTACGGACTGTGTCCGACACTAGAAATGTTTACAAAGAAAATAAAATCGCGAGTATAAGAAAGTCCGGAGCAGAGCCAGTAATTGAATACATTGCTGAAAACATATTAGACGAGGAATTAGCGTATGATATCGAGGCCACTGCAATTAAAAAGTATGGTAGAAAAGGATATGACAAGAATGGCATATTAACCAATATATGTCCTGATGCCCGCCCACCTAATCAGAAAGGTAGAACATACGAAGAAATATACGGGGTTAACAAAGCAAAGCAACAACGAGAATTAAGATCACGCCTTCAGAAAGAGAGAGGTGGATATGGCCCTAAGCAACACAGCATCGAAACACGAAAACGATTTAGTGAATTAAATTCTGGTGCCGGAAACCCAATGTACGGTAAAACACAAAAAGAAAGTACCAAGGCATTAATTAGCAAAAAAGCAAAGTTGCGAATCGGTAAAAAAAATAAAAATAGCCACACTTACAGACTAACATCTCCAACAGGGGATGAGCACATATTATACGGCGGTGAATCTACTGATTTCTGTAAAACACATAATTTAAGTTGGAGTACTCTTAAAATGCAAATTGAAAAGAAATGGGGTATTCCAAAAAAAGGCAAAACTAAAGGTTGGAAGTTAGAAGACTTAACAGCTACTAGAACATAAATGAAAATAGACAGAGGAATATACGTAGGTGGCTACAGCTTGGTACCAGATCAACTAATTAGGACTAATCGGGGTTTGACAAATAATTTTTAACAAGTATAATTAAGCGTATGATTACAATATATTCAAAAAACAATTGTCCTTTTTGCACAAAGGCCAAAGCACTACTAGAGATCAAAGGTATAAAGTACACCGAAGTAAACATTGAACAAGATGCAGATGCAAGGAAACGCATCGTTGACGCTGGCTTGCGTACAGTACCTCAGATTTATATCAATGAACAACTGCTACCTGGAGGATACAATGGGTTAGCAGATCAAACAACTGAATTTTTCGATAAGCTCAAGGAGAGTTAACATGTTATTAGAAAATAGTAAATGGGAAGGACAGATCTGCGCACTAAAACTAATCACTGGGGAAGAGATAGTTGCAAAGATTACCAGCGAAACAGCAGATCACTACAACGTCGAGAAGGCATGCAATGTAGTACCTGGTCAGCAAGGTGTTGGATTAATTCAAGCACTGTTCACAGCAGATCCACATACCAGTGCGTCTATTCAAAAAAATCATGTTGTTATGATTGCTGAATGCATTGATCAAATCAAAACACACTATATCAAGACCACAACTGGGTTGGAAATTGTTAGGCCTTAACTAGCCGCCGGCAAACACAGTAGGTGATCCGCTTATCATAGCACCGGCGTCGGCACTATCACCTATTCTACCTACTCCAATACCATTGAGGAAAACACTACCTGAACCAGCATTTAAAAATGCCACGTGAGGTACGCATGAATCTCCACTGGGTATTAGGTGAGATACTGTCGGAGCACCAACTACTATAATGTCAATACCGTTAGCATGAACAGTGCCGTCGTTGTTTGGCGAAGCAATGGTTGTTGTGGTATCACATCCATGTCCGGTTGTTAGTGTGTCACCTACTCTACATATTGCTGGCATAATATGTATTTATACCAAAAAATTTGATTATACCCCACTATTATAGTATAATAGCAGTTGTTAACTTACATCCGACTCGCTTTTAAATACTGGATGCGGTAAGATAGGAGAAAAACATGAAGCAAGATCTAACCAAATGGTCAAGATTAGTAACATTTTTTCTAGGAACGTGGCTGGTAGTATATGCAATTATTGCAGTCACTAGTAATGTTAAAGCGCCAGCAAACCAAGCAGTGGGCGCAGAAACTATCGAAATTATTAACACAGCAGTAAAGCAATCGCCTGTTGACATGAGACAGGTTAGGCGAGAATTGGATTGCCTTGCTAGGAACATATACTGGGAAGCTCGTAGTGAGCCAGTTGAAGGTATGATTGCTGTGGCACAGGTCACTCTTAACCGAGTGGCACACAACAGTTTCCCTGATGATATATGTGATGTGGTATATCAAGGCCCAACCAAAGCATCCTGGAAAGACAAGAGTGTATATTATCCTGTAAAACATCGTTGCCAATTCAGTTGGTACTGTGATGGTAAATCAGATCGCATTTCGTCAGTTAATCAAACTATCTTTGACCGTTGCTATGAAGTAGCCAGACAGGTATTAATTGAAGGCAAAAGATTACCTGGCTTAAAACAAGCAGTATTCTATCATGCAGATTATGTTAGCCCTGTCTGGCGTTATCCTAAATTGGCTAAAATAGGCACACACATATTTTACGGTGATAGAAACAGCCAAAACTAAACTGCTAACATAGTAGCCAAATAAATACTATTGGAGGTTTAGTATGTCAAAGATTTTATTTTTTCTATTGTTTATTCCCACATTGTTATTCTCAGCTGATCTTCATCAGATGAACGAAAATGATCTGGCACTAGATATTACGAACTCAGACACAGTACAAAATGGTCGAGAGTGGTACGACAGACGTTGTTCCTTCTGTCATGGTAGCCAAGGCAAAGGTGGCAAAGGTCCTTGCTTAACATGTGGCAAGTTTACATACAGTTCAAATACCAACATGGGTATATTCACAACCATTAGTGTGGGCATTACCAATCAGAGTTTAGGCGGCACAATGGGTGCATTTGGTACAACCATTGACGGTATGGATATAGTTGCTATTGTAACTTACTTACGGTCAGAAGAAAGACGCAGAATTGAGTCTGGTGAAATTAAAGATCCATACATTGTGCAAGAACAGATGGTCTTCCCGGAATAAAGGATAGTAGAATGAGCAAGCCTATTGCAGATGATTTTGAAGTAATCGAAGCGCAACAAGAGCAAGACATAGATGCAGAAGACTATGGCTTTGTATTTGATTCAGACGGCAACTTGAAGTATGCCTTTGTCCCAGAAGCAATTTTTGACAATAATCCGCCGAAAATTATCAAACAAATTATGAAACTGTTGGATGTTACTGACCTTGAACAGTTTAATAACGACATTACCCTGCACTAAAACCACAACAAAGTGACACCAAACAGCCCAATCCTGGGCTGAAACCACTCTAAAAACACTCCAAAAAGTCTTTGTATACAATGACGTATAGTTTTGGTTGACGGCTTGTCCAAAAACATCTATAATACGTAGTATATTAACTAGTAACAGCAAGGGGCTAATATGTATAAAGTAGATTTTTACAGCTTTGGTTATTCAAAACAGTTTGACACCTTAGAGCAAGCGGTTGAGAACGCTACAAAATCTGGCTTTTCGTGTACTGTTTGGTTAGGTGATGCATTACTCCGTTGTTTCAAAACAATCTAAGTTGTTGATTACAAAGGATTTTTTTTGGTTGACGGTTTGTCCAAAAACATCTATAATACTACGTATATTAACTAATAAGGAGC